GAGGAACAGGCAGAACAATTAGGAGGACTTGCAGTTGAATGTATCAAGAGAGCAGGTCTAGATTTTAAACTAAACTGTCCTTTGGATGGTGAATATAAGGTAGGTAAAACGTGGGCACAGACACACTAAAGAGTGGCTATCGTAAAGATAGCAAGATAAAAGAAAAGGAAGATTCGCATTTAGGTTGTTTTTCATATCCTAATTGCGATATTGACCCATCAGGTTGTACTGTTTATAATGATGATTATGAAGAGTATGGACATAGAGATAACAAGGAGGTACAACAATGAGTACAACAGATACACTAGTAGATGACATATATCATTTGATAGACACCAAGGAAATTCCTGAAGGTGTAGATGTCGAAGAAGCAATAGAGAGTTTCGGTGAGAATATGAAACAAATATTGCGTAATAACATAACCGAACACGATTTCGATAGACGTAAGTTAAGGATGTCTAACATAGGTAAGAAGGATAGACAGTTATGGTATTCTTATAATGGTTATAAGGGAGAGGAACTAATGCCTCACACTAGAATTAAATTCTTGTATGGTCATATCATAGAAGAGATGGTATTAGCTCTAGTTAAATTATCAGGACATAAGGTTACTGATAAGCAGAAGAGAGTAGAAGTAGAAGGTATCAAAGGTTCTATGGACTGTAAGATAGATGGTCTTCTAGTAGATGTTAAGTCCACTGCTCCTTATGGTATGAAGAAGTTCAAGGACGGTTCTCTGATTAATGATGACCCATTCGGATATATAGACCAAATCAAAGGCTATGCTCACGCTGAAGGAGTGAAGGAGTTCGGTTGGTTAGCTATGGATAAGACCAACGGACACTTAGCATTACTCAAGTACGATATGGAAGATGAGTCTCAGTGGTATTGGACTAAACTAAACTTCTCTACTATAGTAGATAGAATCAAGCGAATAAAGAATGTAGTTAAGTTCCCTGAACCACCTAAGAGATGCTATGGTCACGTTCCTGACGGTAAGAGTGGTAATATGAAGTTATCTGTAGGATGTAGCTACTGTGCATATAAGCACGAATGTTGGTCTAGCTTGAGGACTTTCATCTACTCCACTGGTCCAAGATACTTAACCTTCGTGGCGAGAGAGCCTAATGTAGTAGAGATAGATAAAGACGGCAACAAGTTAGATAATTTCTATAATAATGACTAACAATAATAAGTATAGGAGCAAACTAGAGAAAGAATGTCATCAGTTATTAGGTAAGAGTTGGGAGTATGAACCCTCTCGACTCGCCTATACTGTAAGGAAAAACTACACACCTGATTTTGTCAAAGGTAAGTACCTGATAGAGGTGAAAGGTTTCTTCAGGACAGGAGATACTCAAAAGTATAGGGCTATAGCTGAACAGTGTGGGTTTGAAGGTAAAGAATTAATATTCCTGATGCCTAACCCTGACAAGAAGACTCGTAAAGGAGGTAAGATAACTTACAGGGAGTGGTGTGCTAAATACCACATAAAGATATTTTCCACTAAAGAGGTAAAGGAGCTGAAGAAATGGACGAAAACAGATGCTAACACTTGAAGAACTCAAAGAGAGGATAAATGCAGAGGGTTTCGATGAGTGTCTTATATGTGATACTCTAGAGATAAGCACTCCAGAATTATTAGATGCCTTTGAAGATAAATTAATGGATAATAGGGAGAAGTTTGATGATGATGACAATGGATAACTTTATGTTGTTCCAATTAGCTATGTTTGTGATAGGTGGTTACTTATTACATATACACGGTGAGAAAAGATATGAACGTGGCATATTAGATGGAATACTTATGCACCACGAAGGAAGATTAACCTATAAATCCTATCAAGAGGGTGATGTAGAGATGTTAGATATACAAATAGCAGGAGAGGAAGAGTGAAGAAGAAACGACATCCTCTAATAAACAAACTGAAATATGCTTTAAGGTATGATAGGATATGGCATACTAAAGTATTCTTAAACAAAAAGAAAGAACAAAAAAAGAGAGGAGTAAGAGAGAGTGAATAAATTACCGACAGATTATCAGAACTTCATAGCATTAAGTAGGTACGCTAGGTGGCTACCTGAAAAGAAAAGAAGAGAGACTTGGAAGGAGACAGTATGTAGGTACTTCGATTTTATGGAGAAACACCTAGAAGAGAACACCGAGTATAAGCTGACACCTACAACTAGGAAAGAACTAGAGAATGCAGTAGCTAACTTAAAGATAATGCCTAGTATGAGAGCATTGATGACAGCAGGTCCAGCCCTAGAGAAGAACCACATAGCAGGATACAATTGTGCTTACTTAAGTGTGGATAGTCCTCAAGCATTTGATGAGTGTCTATACGTATTGATGCACGGTACTGGTGTAGGGTTCAGTGTAGAGAGACAACACATCAATAAACTACCTGAAATATCAGGAATGTTCACAGAGAATGATAAGGTCATTAAGGTTACTGATAGTAAGGAAGGATGGCAACAAGCATATAAAGAACTACTAGCTAGTATATGGAGAGGTAGTGTACCTCAATGGGATATGTCTAATGTCAGACCTAAAGGTTCAAGGCTTAAGACCTTTGGTGGTAGAGCTAGTGGTCCTGAACCTCTGAATGAACTGTTCCACTTCTCTGTGGATTTATTTAAGAGAGCATCAGGTCGTAAGCTGACGAGCTATGAGTGTCATAGACTGATGTGTAAGATAGCAGAGATAGTAGTAGTTGGTGGTGTACGTAGGTCAGCACTCATCTCACTATCTAATCTAACAGACGAAAGAATGAGACACGCCAAGTCAGGTCAATGGTGGAGCGATACACCTGAGATGGCACTAGCTAACAACAGTGTATGTTATACAGAGAAACCTGACATAGGTATCTTTATGTCTGAATGGTTAGGATTATATGAAAGTAAGTCAGGTGAACGTGGTATATTTAACAGGCAGGCCGCTATATCTCAAGTAGAGAAAACAGGCAGGAGAGATACTGACCATCAGTTTGGATGTAATCCTTGTAGTGAAATAATATTGAGAGACGGACAGTTCTGTAATTTAACTGAAGTGGTAGTACGTAGTAATGATAGTGATGTAGATATAGTAGAGAAGATAAGGTTAGCTACTATATTAGGAACATTCCAAGCTAGTCTAACTAACATACGTAGGCTACGTGCCAAGTGGTTACACAACACAGAGGAAGAGGCACTGCTCGGTGTGTCATTGACTGGTATTATGGATAACTCTTTAATGAACAAACCAACAGACAAGTTAGAAGATGTATTAGAGACTTGTAAGTTAATGTCTATACATACCAACAAGATATGGTCGAAGAAGTTAGGTATCAATCAAGCTACCTCTACTACTGCTATTAAACCTAGCGGTACGGTAAGTCAGTTAGTTGATAGTGCTAGTGGTATTCATACTAGACATAGTGACTATTACTTGAGGAGAGTTAGAGCAGATGTTAAAGACCCGATCGCACAGTTGATGGAAGATGAGGGTGTACCTTGTGAACCTGATGTAATGAAACCTGATAGCGTTCAAGTCTTCACATTCCCTATGAAAGCTCCGAAGGGTGCAATACTTAGGGATGATAAGACAGCTATACAACAGCTAGAGTTATGGTTAATGTATCAAAGACATTACTGTGAGCATAAACCTAGTGTCACTGTCAGTGTAAAAGAGCACGAGTGGATGGAGGTAGGTGCTTGGGTATACGAACACTTCGATGAGGTGAGTGGTGTATCATTCTTACCACACTCTGACCACACATATCAACAAGCTCCTTACGAAGATTGTGATAAAAACACCTATAATGAGGCTGCCTCTGCTATGCCTAAGTCTGTTAACTGGGCTAGAATCGAAGATTTCGAGCTCATTGATTCAACAAAAGGGATGAAAACATTAGCTTGTACAGGAAATACGTGTGAATTGGTAGATTTAACTAATGAAGGAGAACTAGAGTGAGCTACTGGGATATAGAAGGTAAGGTAAATAAGATGGTTAAAGACCACGAGAAGTCCAGGACTAAAAATAGAGTAGTTCCTTGGTGGCATAGGGATGAGTTTATACGTAGAGGAGAGTCTAAAGAAAAGAAACAATTAAAGAGACAGTGGTGGAAGAATTGGGAGAAACTAGATAATGATTTATGAATATAAATGTAAGGATTGTGGTTTAGTGTTCACTGAATCTAGGAAGATGTCCGAAAGACGAGACCCTACAAGTTGTTATGCTTGTGGTGGTGAAGGTGAATTTAAGATAAGCACACCTGTGTTCCGAAGTGAGAGTGGAAAAGTTTGGGTTAATAAAGGAGAATGGAAATGACTGAAGGAGATTTAATTGGTTTATTGAACACAGTAGAAGAATATAACTTCGTACCTATGGATGATAAGTTCTCTAGGTATGATGCTTTCGATACAGAGAATGGAGTTATGTTAGAGATTAAATGTCGTAATAAACATTATAATGATACTCTGATAGAGAAACTCAAGTACGATTGGAACAAGAAGTATGCTGAAGAAAATGATTTAAAATTTCTATATGCTGTATGTATGCCTACTAAAGAAGGACATAGGATATATTTATTCGACCCGATCAATATGGAGAAGGAAGATGAGTATGACTTTAAATGGCACACAAAAAAACTCCCTGCGAACACTGAGTTCAGAGGGAGTAATTGGATAGATAAGGAAGTAGGTTACTTACACGTAGATGATGCTTTAATTACTTTATTGAAGAAGAGGACGCATTAAGGATTCATCATACCTAGTTTCTCCATAACTTTTCTCCATTCACCTTGACCAAATCCATATTTAGAATCTTGTGACCAATCATTATTTTGTGGCACGGTCTCGGTGTGTGAAAACATACCTCTATTATACGCCTCATCGAAGGACATACCTGTAGCTCCAGCCCAATTCGCACCTAAATCATCTACAGAGAATCCAGTGCTCTCTTTAAAGTAACCTTTCTTGGGATTAAAATATGGAACTCTCTGACTATCCCCAATTTCTTTTATTAAACCTAATGCTAAAGAAATAGGCATACCTACACCCCATTTTCCAGACATAGTTTGAGAAGCAAAATAGTGCGAGAGTAAATCTTCTTTAGCGTTAGGATACATTAAATTACCATCTTCATCTTTAGTTTTCATAACTGATTTAGCTTTACTTTTAGCATCTTTCCTAATTTCTTTAGTT